CAGGATCGGGCAAAAGGGGGCTGTGACTGCATGGTATCTGGTGGCTCCAAATACAGTCGAGGACAGGATTGTCTCCGTCCTTGATTCTAAACAGAAAGTGATAAGTAGCCTTGTGGACGGAAAAGAAAGTAAGTCTGACAGTACAATGATGGAAATCCTGAAGGGGTACCAAGATGAGGATTAAACGAAACCTGAAAATCTTCAAATTTGTGGGCTATTGTCCACGGTGCCGGGGAATCTGTGGTCACAATGATTTGACCTGCCAGAAAAAGCCGATCAGGCTTAAAGGAAACTGGGTAATCTGCTCCTTCTGCAAAAAGAAATTCAGGGCATTCTCCCTGATAAAAGCCAGCCGGAAAAAAACACACCGGACGGCATTCCCGAAACAGGGATTCAGGAGAACAGCATGGAGACAAGTAGAATTTCAGGAAGCCCTTGCCTCCCTGAAAGACGCTCTGAATCTTTATGAAATGTGGGGAGAGAAGGGAATCGAAGACGCCAAGCAGAATTTGCTTCTGTGTGGCTGGACAGAAAAGCAAATCTGGACTCTGACACAACTGGCCGCAAACCGTTCTGTCTGGTATGATTCTAACTACATCCTGACACGGTGGGCGTTTGAAAAGGCTGATAATCCGTTGCCGATCATAAGGGAATACGCAAGATGAAAATGTTCATTGACTTCAGCCGATTCTGTTCTGACTACGGAATCCCAATAGCAGATCCGGGTCACAAGCATGGTCGGGTGGGGTGGATATCCTGTGAGTGCCCTTTCTGCACGGGCAACCCGGGATTCCATCTGGGCTACAACACGGCATCAGGATATTTCAACTGCTGGCGATGTGGCTGGCATCCTGACGCCAAGGTACTCGAAACCTTGGCCCATGTTTCGTGGAAGGAAGCCAAGGCACTGATTCTGAAATATGAATCTTTGGCAAGGTTCAAACGGCAAAGTGAAGTGCACATTCAGATACCATTCGAGCTTCCATCAGGGACGTTACCCTGTACTGACCGACATCGAAAATACCTTGTGAAACGGGGCTATGACGCGGATTCAGTCATTGATCGGTGGAATCTACTAGGGACCGGCTGGAAAAGTCTGATGCCCTTCCGGTTGATAATCCCAATCAGCCACAAGGGTGAGACAGTCAGCTATCAGGGAAGGGATATCACAGGCCGGTCAGAACTGCGGTATAAAGCCTGTCCTAAAATCATGGAAAAGGTGCATCATAAGCACATCCTCTACGGGTTGGATGATGTGCCTGAGGATTGGGTGATTATTGTTGAAGGAGTTCCATCAGTGTGGAGACTGGGGCCGGGGGCTGTTGCCACTTTTGGAGCTAAGTTTACTCTGAGTCAGGTGCGGCTACTTCAGCCATTCAAGCGGCGATACATCTTCTTTGATTCTGATTCAGCCGGGATGAGTCAGGCAAAGAAACTGGCTGAATATCTATCCGTGATGAGGGGAATCACTGAAATATGGCAGTACAGGGGATCAGGCAAAGATCCGGGTGATATGAGTCAGAAGGAAGCAAATCAGCTGATACGGGAAATGTTAAAATAATGACTGAATACCAAGTTTGTTTGCACGGGGTTTCCCCTACGGGGAACAATCCTTAAAAATACGGGGATTAGCATATGGCTTTTTTGGAGTTTTCTTTATTTCCCCTGTAAATCCGTATAATCAGACAAAAAGGGTAGAAGACTCCCTTTAGGGAGGAGTCTATCCGTCACACATGCGCGCGCGTGGGGAACAAACATCAGAGTAACATCAGAATAACGACCGAAAAAATCAGGAGAAACATGAGAACCACAACAATGATCCGATTGCGTGACGATGAGAGCTGGAATGAACTGAGTAATGATCGTCAGATGCGATTACTCCGGTTGGCTCTGATTCAACACGATGACATGCTGGCCGATCCTGCCCGGATAGGAACCATGCAAAAACCGACAGCCGATGAAGTCACCCGGTATGCCCGGAAGAAGGGCTTTGTTCTGGACGGGGGTGAATTTGTGGCCTTCTACAAATCCAAAGGCTGGAAGGTTGGGAAGAACCCGATGAAATCATGGAAGGGGGCTGTAGATACTTGGTGCAGAAAACGCCGATCTGATGGCTCTTATGTTCACAGACGGATACATATCGGGGACGATGAGAAGCCAAAGTTTTCAGCCAGTTACATTGACTTCTGAAAAACGTCTGAAACCCTCTGAACATTAAGGAATCAGTCCAAATCGTTTTACAGGTCCTTGGGTGCCTAAATCAGCCTGTTACCCCCCTTTTTCGTGTCCCTTACGCTAAACGGGGGGTAACAGGCCTTGCAGGGGCGGCCAGACGGTCTGGTGGGGCCTTGCAATAACACAGTGTCGAAAGGAATTACATGCGAACAATCTCCCGACAGAGAATTGATAATCGTGACGAGAGGCAAGTCCTAACAGGCATGATAGTCAGCAGCACCTTTTTGAGACGGGTGCGGCCAATAATCCACCTGTCACTTTTTGTCTCCCCTCACTCCCGTATCTTGGCAAAATGGTGTACAGATTATTTTGACAAATACGAAAAAGCACCCGGTCGTCACATTCAGGATATCTATGCGTCCGCGAAACGGAAAAACCTCCAACCAGATCAGGCCGTACTGATATCAGACTTTTTGGAATCAATAAGCGGTGAGTACAGAAGGAAGAAACTGAATGTCACATATCTCTTGGATCTGACGGAAGAGAGATTCAAGGCCCGGTCTTTGGAAATCCTGAAGGAGGATCTTGAAGAGAATCTGCTGAACGGCAATGTACAGGAAGCAGAGGCTGCTCTGTCACGTTTCAAGAAAGTTCAGCGGGTATCAGTAGACGGCATCAATCCTTTCACGAATAAGGAAGCTATCATTGATGCCTTTGAAACTGATATCACCCCGCTATACACCCTGCCCGGGGACTTGGGCAAGATTATGAATCAGGAGCTTGTCAGAGGGAACTTTATTGGCATCATGGCCCCGGAGAAGCGGGGCAAGAGCTTTTGGGCACAGGAGCTTTGCTTCCGGGCCTATAAGTCACGCCGGAATGTGGCCCACTTCGTTGTGGGGGATATGAGCCTGAAACAAATGATGAGAAGGATTCACGTCCGCCTGACTGGGCGTCATTATCTCAAGCGATATTGCGGGGCCTTTCCCTACCCGGTAGTGGACTGCCGCTTGAATCAGAAGAATGCCTGCACCCGGAAGGAGAGGGGTAACAGGATTGGGCTTGATAATGCCAAGTCTCTGAAGGACGTTCCTGATGGATATCGCACCTGCACCCGGTGTAGGAAAAAGGCATTCTCAAAATTCCGTGGGGCTACGTGGTACGTCATGCGTAACGCGGTGAAGCCCCTCACATGGACGGAGGCCTTTAAGGCTGGCAACAGATTGGCCACGGTGATTGGGAGCAAGAAAAGCTACAAGCTGGTTGTGACTCCAAATCTCACGGTGGCCGGGATCATTTCACAGCTGGATATCTGGCAGGATCAGCTGGGTTGGATGCCGGATATGATCGTGATTGACTATGCAGATGTGATGGACCCTGAGCCGGGCTCTAATCAGAAGGATGAACGGCATCAGCAGAATGAACGCTGGAGGAAGTTGCGTCAAATCTCCCTCGAACGCAATTGTCTGGTGGTCACGTTTACACAGACGGATGCCGATTCCTATGACCGGGATCTAATCGGGTCTAAGAACTTCAGCGAAGACAAACGGAAATATGGGCATGTTACCGGAATGGGGGCGTTAAATCAGACCGACGAAGAGAAGGATGCCGGAGAATTGCGCTTTGGTTGGGTCTTTCTGAGGGAGGGGGCATTCGACAGAAGAAAAACTGTGACGGTTCTTGAATGTAGACCGGCTGGCAATGTAATGGTTGCGTCTTACAGATCACAGCCGAAAGGAAAATGAAAGGGGGTCATGCCATAAGATAGGCTGAAGTGAAAATGTCAGAGTGGGTTAGGTTAGGCCTGTAACCATAAGGAGGTTAAAATGGCCAGTGAGTTGAAGAGGATGAAAAACGCCGCGAAGGACATGAATTCCGTGTTGGGGCTGCACCCGGAGATTGATCTGGATTTGGATCTGGATGAACTGAAGGGTGAGGTGAAACGAAACATGGGAGAGATCAAGAAGTCGGAATGGGAGAAGGAAGAGATTGAGAGTGATGATGAGACAAATCTCTCTGAGGATACTTGGGAACTCATAAAGACTCTGAAGAAGGGCAAGGATGAGGATGAGGATGAGGATGACGAAGAGGACGAAGAAGAGGACGAAGAAGAGGCTGATGAGCCCGTGAAGAAGTCCAAGAAGCCTGTAGATGATGACGAAGACGAAGAAGAGGATGAGAAGGACGAAGAGGACGAAGAGGACGAAGAGGACGAAGACGACGAAGACGAAGCCCCGGCCAAGAAGTCCAAGAAGCCTGTAAAGGAGGAGGAAGAAGAAGAGGAAGAAGAAGAGGAAGAGAAGCCTGCCAAGAAGGCAGACAAGAAGTCCAAGGACGAAGACGAAGACGAAGAGAGTGATGAAGACGAAGACGAAGAGAGTGATGAAGACGAGGAGGAACAGTCTGTGAAGAAGGATGTGAAGAAGGATGTGAAGAAGGATGTGAAGGATGACTCCACCCCGCGCGTGGAGTCCCTTGCAGTATTCGTTCGGGGCCTCCTGACGGACAAGGCCATGAAGGGCAAGTCTGACAAGGAGCTGGCGAAGCTGGTCGCAAAGAAGTTCCCCAAGCACACCGCGAATGGCACTCGGGCAATTTCTCACTACCGTCACCAGATGGAACAGAAGTCGGGCAAATAACTGGCCATCTGTGGTGGAACAGCAGGGGGCTTCCATAGGGGAGCCCCCTTACTTTTGGTGCATTATGATTATTGATGAAAAAGAAGTGCTTTCCGCTGTTCAGAAGGCCAAGAAGATTCTGCTGCTAGAGCCGCCCTATCCCCGTAAGTACATGCCTGCCGGTTTAGCCAAACTGGCAATGTACGCCAAGGCTCACGGAAAACACCCCACCTTTGGCCGATACTCCGTGACCACAAAGAATGATTTGGTATTAGTCACCAGTCTCTTCACCTATGAGTCAGCAATTGTGACCAAAGCGATTGCAGAGGCCCGGATTCTGAACCCGGATGCCCGGATTATAGCCGGTGGGATTTATGCCAGCCTAATGCCCAATCATTTTCAAGCCACAACCGGGGCGGATATCTACACCGGGTATTCCAAGATACTGGATCAAATCGTGCCGGACTATGCTATAGACTGGCAGGTTGATGATCCGTGGGATAAGTTTGCTTTCACTTTTACATCCCGGGGCTGCCCTAACTCCTGCCCGTACTGTGCAGTCAAGAAGATTGAGCGTGAGCTGTGGATAAACCCACACTGGAAAAACATGATCGTAGACGACAAGCCCGGGATCGTGCTGTGTGATAACAACCTGTCTTCAACCCCGGATGAGCATTGGGATGCTGTCATGGATTTTCTTGTGAAGAAAAAGAAGGCTGTGGTGATTGACAGCGGCTTGGACTGTAAACATATTACGATGCAGAAGGCCAAACAATTGGCAAAGGTTTGCTGGGCCGGAGGCTGGGCCGGAACCCGGCGGGGCCTGAGGCTGGCCTTTGACCGGATAGAGGAGCATGACGTTTTCTGTTCAGCGATGGAAAAGCTGGTTAAAGCCGGGGTCAACGCAAACCGTGACAGTATGATCTTTGTTCTATTCAACTTCAAAGATACCCCCCGGGAGGCTGACTATCGGATGCGCACAGTGGCCAATTTTCACTCCCGCCCGTACCCGCAAGAATACCGTCCCCTTGACTGGACGGACAAGGATCAAAGCTATGTGGGCAAGTACTGGACGAAGCGGCTGGTCAAAGCCTTTCACACTTTCTGGCTGGTGCCTTCAAGAAGCACAAATGACTTGACCTTTGAGCAATGGGTGAAATCCAACGAAGACAAGCCGGATGTGATTGATAAACTGACGGATGAAGATTGGGCGGCATGGAACAACGATAGCGGGAGTGAGCCAAAAACATGGAAGGCAACGAAACGTCCGGTGAGGAAAGAAGTCAGATCAACAGAAGGGTTCAAACTATGAAGAGCACGCAAGGCACGCAAAGCACATGGGACAGGAAAGAACTGCTGGAGACAATTTATCTGGTTCAGTCCGGACTGGGCAAGAAGGAAGAGGTTGAGCAAGCCCTGTCTCTGGTGTTCAAGGATGAACGTATCCACACATATAATCAGACCATTGCCGTATCCACTCCGTTTGTGTGTGGGTGGGAAGGGGCTCTAATTGCTGACCCGTTTGTGAGATTCCTTGAGAAGACGAAGGCCAAGGAAGTCACCCTCACGAATACGGGCAAAACGCTGGTGGTGGAAACGAAGAAGGCCAAGGCCACATTTTCATTCATGGATAAAATCAGGATGCCTCTGGAAGAGGTGCCAAACCCGAAGGAGTTCAGCCCCCTGCCGGAGGACTTCAAGGAGCAAGTGCAAGGCTGTCTATTCTCCGTGTCCTGTGACCCATCGAAGCCTGCCCTGATGTGCGTGAGCCTGAAGGGGAACAAGGTCACATCCTGTGACAACTTCCGCCTGACTCAGCGCACAATGAAGGGGGATGTTAAAGACCCCTTCCTCTTCCCGGCTGACGCGGCTGTGAAGCTCCTGCCTCTGGACATCAAGGGGGTGTCTGTGGGAAAGAGCTGGATTCACTTTGAACGGAATGAAACAATCTTCTCCTGCCGCACACACGCGAAGGATTACCCAGACGTTTCCGGGCTGTTCAAGAAAGACGGGGTGGGGGTTGCATTCCCTGACAAGGCCAAGGCCATTCTTGAACGGGCTGCCATTTTCACAAAGGGGGATTGGGAAGCCCGGGTGAAGATCACGTTTGCCGAAAGTTCTGGATTTACTGTCACATCAGAGACGGAGGGGATCGGGTCTTTTGTAGAGTGCTGCAAAGCAGACTTCTGCGGCAAAGAGACGAAGATCATCGTAAACCCCCTCTACCTGATTGACATTCTGGATTCAGAGTGCACAGCCGTGGCAGGCAAGACAACCCTCACGATTACCGGGAAAGGACAGACTCACATCGTCTGTCTGTGCATCTGATGAATGACGGATTCTTTAGTGCGGTTGAGATTGCGGACATGGCCCCGAAAACAGTACGGGGCCGTGTCTTCTCCTGCCGGGACTGCAAACTTGATCAGGAGTGTAAGACCCCCCGGATGAAGTGCGGGGGAAAGGGCCGAAAAGGAATCATGGTAATCGGGGATGCCCCCGGGGAGAACGAAGATGAGAAGGGCTCACAGTTTGTGGGCCGGGCCGGGAAAGAGGTTGAGTGGTATCTGAGCAAGCTGGGTATCAGTTTCTATGAAGATTGCTGGACAGAAAATGCCTGTTGCTGCCGCCCGGTGAAGAATGACACCCCGACTGCCACACAAATCCTTGCCTGCCGTGAACGCCTGTTCAAATCCATCCGGACCAAGCAACCGAAAGTGATAATCCTGCTTGGCAAGTCTGCTGTAGATTCAGTCATTGGCAAATACTGGGGCTCAGACATTGGCCCAGTCGGTCGCTGGCGGGGATTCAGAATTCCCTGCCATGACCTGACGGCTTGGCTCTGCCCCACGTTCCACCCATCCTACATCCTACGGGAGAAGAATCAGGAATCAGCCGCCCCGATTATATTCGGGCAAGACCTCCGATCTTCCCTGTCCTGCCTTGAAAACCCCCTGCCTGAACCTCCCTCCGAAAAGCACATTCAACCCCTAGATGACTTTCATGCCATACGCCACATGCGCCAGCTGCTAGAAGCCCCGCCACGGCTGCTGGCTTTTGATTATGAGACTACAGGCCTCAAGCCTCATGCGAAAGGCCATGAAATCGTCTGCTGTTCACTGTGCTCTGACCCCCACAAGGCCGTGACCTTCTGGATGGAAAATGAAATGGTTCAGAAAACGCTCTGCCGGGTGCTGGAAAGTGATATCCCAAAGGTAGCCAGCAATCTGAAATATGAGGATCAATGGTCGCGTCATATCTTGGGGGTGCACCCGCGCAACTGGAAGTTTGATACGATGCTGGCTGCTCACGTGCAGGACAACCGGCAGCTCATTACCTCCATCAAATTCCAAGGCTATGTGCGGCTGGGGGTGGCCGGATATGAGAACCGGGTGAAGCCCTACCTTGAGACGGGATCTAAAAACGCAAATTCCATCAACCGGCTCAAGGAAGTGAGAGGCTGGAAGGACGTTCTGGTTTACTGCGGAATGGACAGCCTGCTTGAATACCGGGTGGCGTCAATGCAAATGAAGGAGCTGGGGATAGAATGAAAAAAGTAAAACTGTCTGACTCTGTGACTATCATACAGGGGAACTGCCTAAAAACGCTGAAGACAATCCCTGAGAAATCCGTCAACTGCTGTGTGACATCCCCACCTTACTGGGGGCTTCGTGATTACAACACGGATACATGGAAAGGGGGAGACCCAAACTGCAACCACATCAAAGGAGCAGAAACGAAGCAAAATAAGCAAAATGTTGGGAGTGTACAGAGCTTGTCACACCTCTGTATGAA